GTTCTATCAACCTTATGACGGTTGAATGGGCTAATAAAGGCATTAATCTGTGGACTATCGAGGAGTGCTCTATCCCTTTGGTTACAAATCAGGGTATTTATGCTTTACCAAACGACACTATAGATATTCTAGATGCAGTAACTCGCACTAGTAATGCTAATACAACTAACCAGCAAGACATTAATCTGTCTCGTATTTCTGAATCTACCTACTCAACTATCCCTAACAAGTTAACTACAGGGCGCCCTATCCAAATGTGGGTTAACCGCCAAAGTAGCAATTCAGATCTTACCCAATATATTGTTTCTACTACTCAAGTATCAGCTACGGATACAACAATTACTTTGGGTATTACTGGAAACGCAACACCGACACAATTAAACATGCCTTCTACTGGGTTTATCCAGTTAGGCTCTGAAACAATCGCCTATACTAATATTGTAGGGAACCAACTACAAAACTGCTGGCGTGGCCAAAATGGAACTACAGCAGCAATCCATGCTATTAGTACACCGGTTTATCAGCAATACTTACCATGTGTTAACGTCTGGCCTACCCCATCTTCTGGCGGGGGCCCATATACTTTAGTTTATTACCGTATGCGTCGTATTCAAGATGCTGGTGGCGGCGTTAATATTGCAGATATTCCATTCCGGTTTATTAACTGCTTTGTGGCAGGCTTAGCTTATATGCTAAGCGTTAAAATACCAGGGGTTGACCCCCAGCGGGTAATGGGGTTAAAGATGGATTACGACCAGCAATTTGATTTAGCAGCCCAAGAGGATAGAGAAAAGGCCGCTATTCGCTTTGTGCCCCGCAATTTGTTTTATTCGAGATAGTTATGCCGAGTAAATATTCTTCCGGTAAGTATAGTATTGCCGAGTGTGATAGGTGTGGGCAAAGGTATAAATTAGTAGAGTTAAAGAAGCTTACAATTAAGACCAAGCAAGTAAGCATTAAAGTATGCCCTGAGTGTTGGGAACCAGACCAACCTCAGTTACAATTAGGTATGTATCCGGTTAATGACCCACAAGCTGTACGGGAACCAAGGCCAGATATTAGTTATTATGCTTCAGGACCTAATGGTTTACAGACTAAGAATGGTAGTGATAATAGTGTTTTAGAAGCAGGTTATCCAGAAGGTGGTAGTAGAGTATTTCAATGGGGCTGGGCGCCAGTAGGCGGGGCTAGTTTATTTGATACAGTTTTAACAACAAATTACTTGATTGCAGCATGCCAAACAGGTACAGTAACAATAACAGTAACTTAGGAGTAGAAAATGGGATATAAAAGCGGAGCAGATGGAGTTACCAAGTCAGGGCGTACCAAGGGTAAAAACTTAGGTGATTCAGGCCCAACTATTGGTATCGAAAGTGGCAAGGGTAGCAAGGGATCTAAAGGTGTTACAGGCAAAGCGATGAGAGCTGTAGGACGTAATATGGCCCGTGCTAATAACCAAAGAGGCCGTTAATATGCAAAAGATCAAACCAACCACCAAAAATAGCCCTGCTATTAAAACCGGTAATGCTAAAGATAATAAGCCTGCAGAGGCTTATGCTAAACCGCATGCTATGGGTGGTAAAACAATTGAGAATAAAGAAACTGGATATTCTGCACAGATGCCTACGCGTAAAAACTGGACACCTTTAAATGGCGGTGTTTCTATCGGTAATAATGATATGGTTGAATCTACAGGCATTGAGACTCGTGGTAACGGCGCTGCAACTAAAGGCCGCACAGCTCGTGGGCCAATGGCCTAATAGGGTAAACCCTGATGAATTACGTTCAGATATACCAGGCAATACAAGACTACGCAGAAAATACTGAGTCGTTATTTGTAAATAACATCCCTCGTTTTGTACAAGAAGCGGAAGACCGTATATATAACTCGGTGCAAATCCCTTCTTTGCGTAAAAATGTTACTGGCACTTTGACATCTGGCAACCAATATTTATCTGTCCCAAATGACTATCTGTCTACATATTCATTAGCTGTTATTGATTCAAGCGGTAACTACAATTATCTGCTAAACAAAGATGTTAACTTCCTACGGGAAGCGTACCCAACGCCTTCTAGTACAGGTACCCCTAAGTACTATGCGCTATTTGGCAGTCAATATGGCAACCCTAATGAGCTAAGTTTTATTATGGCTCCAACGCCAAATAGCAATTATTCCGCTGAATTGCATTATTTTTACTACCCCGTTTCTATTGTTCAAGGGGCACTACCAGCAGGTTTATCTACAAACACTTTGCCAGCAGGAACTATTACTTCTGGCGGTGCAGGATACACAAATGGCTTTTATACAAATGTGCCTTTAGTTGGTAGTAATACCGTAACCAATACAACGTCTACAACGGGTACAAATGGTTCTGGGGCAACAGCTAATATTACCGTTGCGGGTGGGATTGTTACTTCTGTAGCTATTACAAACGGCGGTAATTTCTATGCAGTTGGGGATACTTTAAGTTGTTCTGGTAGCTATTTAGGCAACTCCAATGCAACCCCATTTGTATATACGATTTCTCTAGTTAACAACTCAACTGGCGAAAGCTGGCTTGGGGATAATTATGACCCAGTATTACTCTACGGTTCCATGCGCGAAGCCATGCTATTTATGAAGGGCGAACAAGACTTAATTAGTTACTATGAGACTAAATATCAAGAAGCAGCTGCACAGCTTAATCGTCTTGGTACAGGCCTTGAGCGCGGTGATGCTTACCGTGATGGGCAAGCTAAAATTCAGGTTAATCCATGACAATAGCACAAGGCCAAACCACAATATTTAAACAAAATTGCTTAAGTGCTTTAGAAAACTTTGCAGTGGGGACACCCTATACCTACAAAATAGCTCTTTATACAGCTAATGCTAGTCTTAGTTATGCAACACTTACATATACGACTGTGGGCGAAGTAGTAGGGACTGGGTATACGTCAGGGGGTCAGACTCTTACTATTATTCCCCCAACGTCTTTAGATCAAACAGCCTACGTATCGTTTAATAATGTGACTTGGAATCCAGCGGTCTTTACCTGTAGGGGTGCTTTGATCTATAATGGCACAACAAATGCAGCGGTTGCAGTGCTTGATTTCGGGTCAGATAAAACCGCAACAAATAGTTTTACAGTATCTTTCCCAACAAATAGCTCTACAACAGCTATAATTCGATTATCTTAGGAGCAATTATGCATAAAGAAATTACAAGCAATGGCGACTTTAGTAGCGCCTCATTAATTAAAAACGCTGACTTTACTGAACAAGTCGGTATGGAAGGCCGTTTCGAAGCTAAATGCTACGATAAAGACGGCAACCTCAAATGGGAAGAAACCATTGAAAACTTGGTAATGGCAGTAGGCAAACAGCTTATGCTTGACACTTTGTTAGCTGGCTCTTCTTATACAGCTACTGTAGTTATGGGCTTGGTATCTGGTGCTTCTTCCCCAACATATGCCGCTGCTGATACACAGTCTTCACACGCTGGTTGGTTAGAGTCTGGTTCTGCTAACGCCCCTACATACTCTGGCACACGTAAGACCCCAACGTTTAGTTCTGCTACATCAAGTGGTTCTACACCATCTAACGTAACTACTAAGACAACTTCTTCTGCAGTAGCATTTACGTTTACTGGTTCTGGTACTGTTGCTGGATGCTTTATTAACATCAACGGTACTTCTGCTATTGATAATACTACAGGTACCTTGTATTCTGCTGGCTCATTTACTGGTGGTAACAAGACTGTTGCTTCTACAGATCAGTTAAACGTTACTTACAGTACAACTGCTACATCTTAATCTCTATGGAGGTTTTGGATGTCTACACCAAATTGTGCGGTAGTTGATTCTACAAACACAGTAGTTAATATTATTGTTGCTTTGCCTACAGATACACCCCCAGAGGGGTGTACTCTTATCCCATTATATGCGGCTTTTATTGGTTCTATATGGGATGGCGAAAACTTTAATCCCCCTGCGGCTGTCTAATGGCAACAATTTACTGGGTTGGTGGTACAGGTGCTTGGGATACATCTACCACCACTAACTGGTCTTTAGTATCTGGTGGACCTGGTGGTACTGGTACAGTACCAACCACTGCTGATACAGTAATATTTGATAGTGGCTCTGGGACAGGAACAGTAACTCTTACAGGTGCTTTAAATGCTGGAAGCATAAATACTACAGGTTCTAGTGCTTTTACTTTTACTTCTACAGGAACAATTACCCTAGCTGGAAGTTTAACTTTAGTAGCCAATACAACCTGGTCTGCAACTGGATTAATAACCATAACAGGTAGCTCTACTATTACAGTAGCTAATACAATATCTTGTGGTTTTACCATGGCTACAGTAGGTATTACCGTAACTTTAGGTTCTACTTTAACTACTGCAAATAGTGGCTCTACAACTAGATTTACACTTACCAATGGAACTTTAAACCTTGCAAATTACAGTTTAACTACTAGTCAATTTGTTGGAACAGGTACTACTGCAAGAGCGGTCCAATTTGGAACTGGAAACATTACAGTAATTGGTACCGGTACATTATGGAATACAACTAATGCTACAAACTTAACATATACTGGTACACCAACAGTTAATATTTCTAACAACAGTGCAACTGCAACTACTATCAATGCTCATGTAACAGCAGCAACATCAAGTAATGTATTTAATTTTAATGTAACAACTGGAACTTATGCTTTAACTTTTACAGCAAACTCCAATATTGGTACATTAAACTTTACTGGATTTTCAGGGTCAGCAGCAGCAACAGGTAATACACTTAGTTTATATGGAAACTTAACACTAAGTTCTACAATGACTTGGAGTAATAATACTGGTGTTATAAATATTCTTGGTTCTTCTACCATTACTTCTAATGCAACTGCTTTATCAGGAAATTTAACAGTTAATGGAACTGGAATAACGGCAACATTAGCAGACAGCTTAGTTCTTAATAGTTCTGGTGGAAGCCTTGCAACTGGCGCAGCTTTAACTGGGCAATTTACGTTAACTGCTGGAACATTTAATGCTGCTGGGTTTAATGTAACTGCATATATTGTCAATATATCAGGCTCAACTACTAGAACACTTACTATGGGTTCTGGTACTTGGACACTAACAGGTACAACAAACGTGTGGGTTGCCACAACCACAACTAACTTAACATTTAGTGGTAGTAGCTCAACTATTTCGGTATCGTCGCCACAATATTTACAAAAAACATTTATTGGTGGTGGTTTAACGTATGGGACATTACAGTTAAATACAACGTCAAATTATTTAAATTTAATAATTACAGGTGCAAATACTTTTGGTAGTATTACTAGCACAGGCTCAAACAATTTTTTACTTACATTACCAGCATCAACTACTACTACAGTAAGTGGATTTAGTGTTTCTGCAACAGGGGCAATTAGGTCATCAACAATCGGAACAGCAGCTACTATTGCTGTAGGTAGTAATACACTATCTAGCAGTAATATTAATTTTGCTAACATTACAATTACTGGTGCTGGGAGCTGGACAGCAAACAGCACAACATTATTTAGTACAAGTGGTATAACAGCAGGAACAACCGTTACTTATGGTGTTTTATTAACGTCAGGTACATCCTGGACAGTACCAGCAAACTGGAATGCATCTCTAAGTAATAATATTTATTTATTTGGAGGCGGTGGAGGCGGTGCTGGTGGGGTATCAGGAACTACGTATTACGTGGGCGGTGCTGGTGGTGGCGGTGGTGGATTTACTTTAGTCCCTAACTTTTCCACTACTGCCGGTAGTAGTATTGCCTATACTATTGGTTCAGGTGGGTCGGCAGGTACAGGTGGTACAACATCTACAGGCGGCTCAGGCGGCTCAACTACATTTAATTCTGGTGCGTATTCTGCTGGCGGAGGTGGTGGAGGTACAGGTAATAGCGCAACAGGTATATCTACAGCAGGTGTCGGGGGAACAGGCTCAACATACAATGGTGGCTCTGGTGGTACAGGAGCATCATCAAATGCAAATAACAACAAAGGCCCTGGCGGTGGTGGAGGTGCTGGCGGTCCAAACGGTGTTGGTGCTGCTGGTGGTTCTATTAGTGTAGTTAATTCAAATATTGCTGCTGGCGGTGGTGGTAATGGTGGTGGTACCGCAGGTACATCGGCTGCCGCAGGCCCTGGGGGCAATAATAGCTTAGGGTTTGGAGGTGCTCCAACAACAACAACATCAGGGGGTAATCCATTACAAACAACTATTAACTCCGGTGTGGCTGGTGGTGGTGGTACAGCAACAAATAACGGATATGCTGGTTTTGGTGGTAACGGCGTTGATGTTGCTAATATTTTTGGAGGCGGTGGTGGGTCTGCTGGCTGGGCTAACGCAAGTGCAAGTACTGTAACAGGCGGTTCTTTTGGAGGCGGTGGCGGTGGTGCTGGATATATTGGTGGCAATCAGACAGCCAGTGCTGGAGCACAAGGCGCTATTGTTATTATTTATAACATACAAGCCGGAACGGTTTATACCGGATCTATTACAGAAGATTCTAGTTTAAATAACATTCTTTCTGTGCTCGGTATTTTTGCTAGTTCAATTACAGAAGCAGCTACATCTGCTGATGCAGAATCAGTACAAGCTGTACTTAATAGCTCAAAAACAGAAACCTCTACTTTAGCGGATACGGAGTCTGCATCCCAAGTACAGTACCCATCAGTTACAGAAAGCCTAACTTCAGTGGATACAGAGTCTGTATACCAAGTAACAAGTTCTTCTATTACAGAAGCGTCTACATCTGCTGATACAGAATCCGCCCAATCTGCCTATAACTCATCTATTACTGAAAATTCAGATGCAGCAGACTCAGAATCCACACAAGCTACGTTTAATGTGGTTGATACAGAGGCTTTGACATCCGCAGATACTGAATCCGTTCAGGGAGTATTTAATTCGAGTATTTCGGAAAATAGTATTTTAGCTGATTTGGCAAGCTATACCTATACGATATCAGTATCGGTTACTGAACCTTTAACAGCCGCGGATGCATCTTTTGTAGTTAATATTTTTGCTAGCGCAATTACTGAAAACTTTGGTGCAGCGGATGCAGAGTCTTATCTAGCTGTTTTAGCTAGCACAATTACTGAGGTAACTTCTCTTGCTGATATTAAGTCTAGTCAAGCTAACTTTAATGCCGTTGATACTGAAAGTTCAACTCTAGCCGACACCGAATCTAGTGCTTATGTAGCTAATGCCGCAATAATTGAGCCCACTACGGCAGCTGATATAGAAACAAGTCAAGTTACTTTTAGCTCTTCTACTACTGAAAATAGTGGGTTAGCGGATTCAGAAGCGGCTACAAAAGCCTTTAATTCTGCTATTACCGAAGGAAGTGGGCTAGCCAATACCCAGGCCGTAACAGCTATTTTTACGGGACTTTTAACTGAAATAGCTACCATTGCAGATGCCCAAGCTATACAGGCAAACTTTAATTCTGCTATTACTGAAGCCCTACAAGCAGCGGATTTAGAAGCTGTTCAAATTAATTTCCAGTCTTCTATTTCCGAAAATTCCGGGGTATCCGATTCTGAAACTGTACAGAAAGCCTTATTTAGCGCCATATCTGAAGACGCGGCTTTAAACGACTCTTCTACACGAACTGCTATTTTCTTTGGCTCCCTTGCAGAAGCAGCTACTATTGCTGAATTAATAGCAGTACAAGCCAACTTTAATAGCCAAGTAACCGAGAATTTGGTATCATTGGACGACTTAGTTGGGCGTGGTTGGTTTAGGGTAGTTGATACCCAAAATGAAGTCTGGAACCCTGTTTTATCTAGTGTATGGATAAATAATGACGGTAGTGTAGTTGCGTGGGTAAATAATAACGGGCAAATAGTTGCTTGGTTACCTAATGGCACAGCCGCAGAGCAAACATGGACTCCAGTAAACAACGCACAAACTTCGCCGTGGGCATCTGTTTATACAGCTGTGTGGGTAAATAATGATGGTAATGTTATTGCGTGGGTTAACAATAGTGGTCAAACAATTAAATGGTTTTCTGATAGCCCTGGCGGACAGTGGACTCAAGTAGTAAATACCCCAGGAACTTCATGGACCATAGTCGACAACACACAGGAATAAGGATTTAAAATGGCCGTACCATATATATTTCAAACCGCTACAACAGCAATTCCTTTGTCGGAATTAGATGCTAACTTTGCTTATTTTACTAACGCTTTTAGTGTGTCCGGCACCACAGCTATATTTGTTTCAGATGCTTCTATTAATGGCCTTACAGTGGGTACTGGTGGTGGTAACATAAATAGTAATACTGTGTTTGGTGTTGCTGCGTTACAAGCAAATATTACTGGCGCTAA